GTGTCTATCTTTCCACTTCGGGATATATTAAACCCAAATACTTCCATTATGTAATATCCTTACTTGAATTATCAGGCAGTGAGTTCGCCAGCGTTGCCATCGGTTGTTTCCCTTGTAGTCCAATACTGATAAGTAAGTGTGACTGGGAATTCGCCGATACCTGTCGTTGGATCGTTGTTTAGATCAACCGTTCCAATTTCAGATGGCCAGCAACCAACAAAGTTATAACCCTTGCGTCGAATACCCTGTCTGTCTAACGAATAGACTTGCCAGTTCTGGTAGATCCCTGCACCACCGATTGGTTGTACAGTGAATGCACTAGAGTTATCAACATGCTGATTGATGAGACTAGACCATCTCTCGAATGAATCACGAAGAGTGAAGTCTTGATCTAAAAGAACACTGATTGACCAATCAGCGAACGATCTATCGCCTGGAATCTTTACGTTTCTACCACGGAATGGTACTTCCACGACACCCACTGAGGATGCTGGAAGTTGTGCTGTTCTAACTAAGAAGTTGAGTTGTTCTAATTCACCGTCTACTGGACCTACATTACCAACAACTTCAAAGAGGTTTGTACGAACACCACCACCCGCAAATTTTTGGATGAAGTTTTCGATGTTCTGAAATGCCATTTATTGTTTCTCCTAAAAGTGTTTATTACTTTATATGTAGTCGGGGCCCCGAAGGGCCCCTCACTACTTTTTATTATCCTAGACCAACTTCGTCGAAATCGATGCCAGATCGAGTTGCAATGAAGTTCAACTGAATGTAGTTGATCGATCTTGCGGGTTTAACGAAGATGTCTGCAACAAATTCATTTCTATCAATCACTTCGCCAGTGTTGTTTGTTTCATCACATACAACTCTGAAGTCAGTGATACCTCTTCTACCTTGAACTGTTCTGAGGAACGGAACAACCAAGTTTCTGAACTGCGCCCTTGTGAACTCATCGTTGAGTTCGAAGAGTTGGAACTTAGATGCAGAAGCGATTGCTTTCTCAAGAACAATGAACAATCTACGAACATTGATTCTATCGAAGGCACTTGCCTTAGTCTGCATTGTCTTATCACCAAACAGGACTGTTCCCTGTCCGGGGAAAGACACAACTGGGTTGATGTTGTTTTTGTACAGTTCATCTCTGTGTGTCTTGGATGGGTTGAACCCGAGTCGGACTACACCACGGAGTTGTCCACGGTTAAATCCTGCTGGAGAGAACCATGCATCTGCAATCTCTTCTGTTCGTGCTGCAAGTCCGGCAATATCACCGTTCAGCGGAACGTGTCGAAGAACATCGTTGTAACGGTCAAGCATGACTTTCACGTTACCATCAATTACTGCATAAGAACTGTCCTTGTTGAGAGTGTCTCTCTTGTAGTCAACAACTGCTTTAGTTGCTTCCTCGGCAGTCTTGTTCTTAAGATCTGCAACTGGTGGTGAGATGAATGCAACACAGTCCTTTCTCTTATCACAGAGATCGACGAGAAGTCCGTCTTTGACTGCATTACCAGGTCCACCAAGGATGAGAGAAACATCAACTGTTTCTGGATCCTCGAACTGATCGTAACCATCGGTGTATAGTGCAGCAGCAGAAATACCCGATGCTGCTCCAGCACCACCTTGTAGTGCCTTGTAGTACATGTCATCAAAACCTGTTCTGGCATCAGCATTTCCGAGTAATGTGTAATCCGCAGTTAATCCAGCAGCACTAGTAATACCACCACTGAAGTCTGCTTTACCGTATACAAAGTCTGATCTATCGTTGACAATATTCTTCCAGAAGATTGAGTTTCCGTCTCCGTCCGTGGCATCTCTAGACTTAGAAGCACCTTCGAACTTCTCAAGGACTGTACCCTTGACTCCAGTGAACAAACCATCTTCATCGACGATTGCGATGTTTAGTTCGTCACCAGATCCACCACGGAAATCTACACTAGAAGATGTAGTTGGTGTATTTACAAAGTCCTTTGCGTACTTGTTAAAGATCTTGAGTGATGTGCCACTTGAACCTGCGTCCGTAATAGCAGCGTTAAGTGGTGGGAAGATTTCGATGTAGGAAACATTTCCTGCACCATCATCCGCACTGTCAGTATCACCAGTCCAACCAGTTGTACCGAAGATAACAGTAAATTCTTCTGCATCAGCAGCACCACTTACACCCTGAACTGTGTGTTCTCTTCTGTCATTAAACTTAAGGATATCACCCTTATGAAGTTGGAGTGAACCACTGTTACCAGCACTCTTGAGTTGAATGAAGTTGGAGTTAACACCAGCAGTCAGTCCGTGAAGACCGTTTGTAGAACCTTCTCCATCAAAAACGTGGACTGCAATCGAGTTACCTCGTATACCGGGATACTTAGCAATGAATTGTGCGGCGGCCTGACCTCCACCAGCATCAAACTCTCTGCGGTTTGCAACCTGCACTTGTGAACTTGACTCGGTATCTGCGTTCAACCATGTGCTATCAACTGCTCGAACGATCTGAAGGTTATTTCCATAACCTAAAAAGTTGGCAGCAGTGAACCAATATTCATAGTTATCCTCATCTGGATCACCGAAGATCCGACGAAGAGTGTTCTCGCTATCAATTAAAATTCTTGTTTTGGCAGGGCCCCATGCGAATGGAGCAGCGAATCCAGCAGAGGTTGTTGAAACTGCTGGTACGATCTGCGAAAGATCTTTTTCTGTGACGTTAACGCCTGGACTTACTTGGAATCCCATTGTTTATTCTCCTTTAACGGCTGTTATGCT